CACGAAAGGCGCTCAGATTGGCTTACGTGGCCTTTCGTGCGCGTGTGCGTATGTGCGTGTCGCGTGCGGGCGCGTGTGGGTGCGATGAGGGTGTTGTTGTCGAACTAGTGTTCGATGACACAGGCCACACATATTAGTGTCCGTTCCGGCTTGACTCATCCTGTCTTGGTGTGTGTACAGTTAAGCCATCAGCACGGAGCGAACCGCTCCGCCAAGAAAGGAACGCAGCAATGAGCACTACCGACTTCATCACCAGGATCACCTCCGCCCTGACTGACTGGGGTATTGAGTACACCGAAACCAGTGACGGCATTGGCGTCGGCCTCGCCTCTATCCAAGTCGCCGAAGAAGGCGACGGCGCGATGGCCACTATCCTCGACGGCGACATCCTGGTCGGAATGACCAGCCAGGCAGCCAAGGCGGCCGCTCTCCTGGCGTTCCCTCTCGCCCGCAAGGTGTGGGATGCTGGCTACACTGGGGTCTTTGAGGTTGACGTCCTGGGTGATGAGATGGACATGCGCCTCTATTGCGGGAGCGACTACGTGACCCTCTCGACTAAGGTCGCCTCGGACGATGATTTCATCATCACGGAGCACCCCCTGTTCAGTGAGAACGCGCAGATCGAGGACCTCGCGGCAGTGATCGAGTCTGCCCAGCTGGCTTACCGGTATCCGGAGGAGGCGTGGCAGACACTCTGCAACGCAACCGACTTCGCGTGCGACGACTGGATGACCCTGGTTGAGAGCTTCCACCGGACCGTGCGATTCGACCACGGCGCCCGCCTCACTAAGGCCGAAACCAGCGAGTCCGACAACGTTGCTCTAGTTGAGGACCTTGGTCCGGAGTCGCCCATCCGCGTCATCAATGTAGCCCTCACGCACGACACGACTTGCTGGGCGCCGAGTGATGTCGCCGCCGCGGTCCTGTACGCGATCTCCTGACATCAGGTAGCCCAGATGGTCGCAGCGGGGGTTCGACTCGCTCGCTGGGTACGGCACTCACCCACAACAGTAGGAGCACTATCATGGCCACCACCGATGGACGCATAGCGTGCGCACTAGAAGAGGCTATCGAAGAACTTGAGTTCAACTTAGATGCGGCATCAGTCGAATTTTCGATCATAGACTCTCCGAACACCAATCAGTACATCATTGTCCTCACTGACGGTAAGTTGGACGCATACGTCACTGCTGAGCTCTCATGGGATGACGAACCCATGGTGTTCGTTGACATCTACGGCGTAAACAACTTCGGCGAAGAGCGATGGGTTCACGGGGATTTGACTCCCAGCGAGGCTGTCCCCTGCATCATCAGAATGTTGGACGATACCACTGGTGAGGAGGGGAAATGAGTGCCGTAGCAGAGCGCATGGCGAAAGCATTCAAGCAAGCTACGGGGGAGAGTAAGCCCGTATCATCATCATGGGTGGTCGCCAATTCGACACACTACCTGGAAGTGCGGAAAATTCAGGGGTCGCGGCGACACGAAGCGGTAGCTCAAGTGGAGGCACTTGATTCACTGAACATCAAGTATCTGGCCGTGCGGAGCCAGGATTGGACAAGTGTTAACGTGATGACTCACCTGTTAAACGATGCTGACCGGCGCGCGAAGGCGCTTGCAGTACTGGCAGACGTGCTCGGCTCAAGCGGCTGGCGCGTACACCCCATCTGGGAGCCGCTAGTCCACGGTGGGCTGGTCGCCAGTAAGGGCGGGAATCAGGTCCAGGTGTATTCGAATGGTGATGTGAGCGGGCATGACGATGTCGCAGTGAGGTTCGCTAGGGACGCGTTCGAGGTTGCGCCCGAGCGGGTGCAAGCCGCCTAGGCGGGATGGTCGGCCGTGTAGTGTTGCGGCCGCGCCACCTCACCTAGAGGAGATCGCACAACGGAAACGCGGCCCTCCGCTGAATAAAGCTTGCGCGTGTTGGTTGAGAACTACATAGAGAAATGGCCATAGGTGGCAGGCACCGCACGCACGGCACCGCCTCGCGTAGTCGATACAGTCTGCCCACCTATGAGTCACCTAGACCACCCACTGTTAACTATCTAGTAACGGGGTTTGTGCTGCGTTCCGGTCTAGGTGGCCCATAGGTGACCCGCACGACGTGGGGCCTAGAGGAAAGGATGAGCAGATGCCGAAAGTCAGCAGCACGAGAGACGTGCTCGAAGTCATCACTAATGGTGTCTCCCACATGGGAATCGTTAGTGTCAAAGACGGGGCGCGTATCGCCGGCGCCGATATTGATGTGCGCCTGGACTACTACCCGGAAAACGGTGCCACTATCACTGTGGGGTCATCATTGGACGGATGGCTAAATCACACCACCGGCTCAACGATCATTTCGGAGTGGGATGGCTTGGACGAGAATAGGTTTTTCATTCCACATAAGCATGATGGTGCGCGCGTTATTCTGCGCGGATGGCCAGATAGCGCTGTCCTAGACAATCCGTGGCTGAAATCTAATAACGAGAAAGGCGTGCCTATAGTGCGCGAGCCAATGTCTCTGGACCTTCCTGAACGCACCAGCGTCAGCGACACACAGGTACTCGGCCCGTCCCACTATGTGTGGCTAGGGAGTGCACTGGTCGACTCCGGTGCACCCGAGTTGACTGCCGAACTACAGTCATGGCACATCTTGGACGCCATGGCCCCCACGGACCCACACGTCTGGAACACACTGAAGTACCTGATGCGCCTCGGCCGCAAGGGCGGGGAAGAGAAGCGACTAGAGGACCTACGCAAGGCAGCTGTGTACCTCGAGCGTGCCATTCAGCAGGAGTATCGCCATGCCAACCGATGAGCCGATGGAGCATGTCATCCTCTCCTATGGCGACCTGAAACGTCTACCCGATGGCGCTGACGTCTATGACAACCGTCATCAGCGTTGGACCAAGCATGGCCCATGGTGGCATCCGGAGAGCGACCACCACCGCCTACTCGGAATGGAGCTCAAGCGACAGTCGGCCTACCTGTACGTACTGCGCAAATATAGGCCCTACATCAGCATTAGGTGACACACGGAAAGGAACACCAATGACCACACCCGTAGACGTCACAGACGTCGCCAGACAGATCGCCCGCATGTGGCCACACGCACGCATGCACGCAAGCCCCACGCCTATGGGGCACTGCATCACACTCGGAGGAGTCGCGGCTGAGCTCACCAAGGACTGGTGGACAGTGCGAGCGCCCGACAGGCCAGATCGGTTCTGGGGGTACGTCGAATGCGATGAGGTAGTCATCGCGGATACGCTCGCAGAAGTGAACGCACACAACTTCCACGACTCGGTCAAGGCCCGCGTCACGGCATTCGACCAGCGCCTCAAGGTGCGGCGCATCGGCGATACGTACGTCATCACTACGGCCGAGTCGGAGACCATCTCCATCATCCCCGTCGGCGGGATGATCACAGTGACTGCCGGTGGCGTCTCTCATGAGGTGGCCACAATGGGGCACGCACTCATGGCGGTCGGCGCGCTGGTGGCGTCAACGAAGTAGTTTTCGGAATAGGGGGTTCCCAAGAGAATAGGGGCCTCCCAGCGGAATAGGGACCTCCCAGGAAAGGAGAACTCATGGCAGAAGAGGTATCAGTCCATCAGGCGCTAAGCCGGGTCATGGCTGAAGTGCAAGCAGTCAGGAAGGACAGTAAGAACCAGGCGCAGCGATTCAGCTTCCGCGGTATCGACGCGGTAATGAACGCTGTCGGACCGGCGCTCCGGAAGCATGGTGTCGTCATCCTCCCGGAGGAGGTGGACGTACAGCGCAGCAACGGGGTCACAGCTAACGGCAAGCAGACAGTGGAGGCGATCGTCAAGGTCACCTATCGCGTCTACGGGCCATCCGGCGATAGCATCCACGGGAAGGTCGTGGGTGAGGCGGCGGACTTCGGCGATAAGGCGGTCGCCAAGGCAATGAGCGTCGCCTACAGGACTTTCCTCCTTCAGGCACTCACCATCCCCACCGATGAGCCTGACCCGGATAATGGGTCCTTCGAGAGGGGGCTTCCCAGCGGAATAGGGGGTTCCCAAGAGAATAGGGGCCTCCCAGCGGAACAGGGGGTTCCCAAGAGAACAGCGGCCGAACAGTGCGGAATGATCCTCGACGGATTCTGCGCCACCCACCAGCTGGACGGCGACAAGATTCGCGAAGAGTACTTCGCTGCAGGAGGCAAGGCCAACCCTGACATGCTCAGGGCCTGGCTGGCACAGAACCACGGGATGGGGAAGGTCCAGTGAGCAAGGAAGACGCACTCCGCAGGGCGGTCATTGCGGCGCACGTCGCCAAGGTGGCTTCCCAGGAGAAGAGAAAGGCACTCAAGGAGCTAGAGGAGGTGATGGCTCCCGGGGACTCCTCGAAGCCGTCCATCGACGGCAGGCAGATTGGGACAGTCAGTGTGAGCTCGCCTCAGCCCCGCTATCAGGTGGTGGATGAGAAGGCGCTCGTGGCCTGGCTCGAGTGGAACAAGCCTGATGCCGTACACAAGGTGCCCGCCCCCTGGTTTGTCTCCGCGGCCGCGCTTGATGGGTTCATTAAGCAGACCGGGGAGATTCCTGACGGTGTGGAGGTCGTCCAGGGAGACCCGCGAATCTCAGCCCGCATCTCCGGCGCCCAGGAGGAGGCCATTAGGGACCTCATCTCCACTGGCGACATCAACCTCATCATGATCGAGGGTGGGGATGCATAGAAAGGGGTCTCCCAGGAAAACAGGCCCCTCCCAGGAAACAAGGGAGCTCGTGTACGAGAGGGATGGTTACCGGTGTGCCCGCTGCGGCAGGCACGCCGGTAACGGCCCTATGAGCATCCAGCACCGGAGGGCTCGCGGAATGGGTGGTACGCGCCAGCCGAACACGAACAGCCCTTCGAACCTCATCCTCCTCTGCGGGGACGGGGTGACGGGCTGCCATGGGGACGTCGAGAAGAACAGGACCTCGGCGCGACTGGAGGGCTTCAACGTCCCCCAGTTTGTCGCCAACCCTGAATGCATCCCAGTCAAGTACTGGGACGGACGAACATACTTACTGAAAGACGATGGAGGCAAGGAGTGCTTGGATTTGAGGAAGTAACATATGCTTTCGCGACAATCACATGCGACTGGCCCGGGTGCGACAATCGAATCAACCTGAGGCCCAGCCCCATTGATGTGTACATGAATTCCGAGGAGCTTAGCCACTTGCGAAGAATTGCTGAACAATACGGCTGGATTATCACTGATGGCGACCCGGCAACCCAGTGCCCGTACCACACTAGAAAGGAAGCAAAATGACAGACATTAAGCAGTTAGCTGACATCCTGATTGGCCGCCTCAAGAACAAGACGCAGTCACCTTTCGAGGCTGTTGGTCGATGGCATCGACAGTTGGGGCGCATGTCGCTCACAATGGTTCGGGTTGCCGATGACCCTTATCCATTCGGACATGAAAACCTCATCATCGATCTAGAGTTCAATCTCTCGCGCATGGTGGAGGATGCGGCGCTCCTTCTGTCATGGTTCGACATAGAAGACCCCGCGACCGAGATGGTGAGAGAGTATGTCCGTGCCGCCAAGAAGCATCCAGGTATGACGCTCGACAGCGACAATCACACTAACGAGTCCCGCTACTATGCCCTGGCCGAGGAAGTGGGGGAGGTTGCTGCCGCCCTCACCTATGACAACAAGGACGTCACTGGCCATAATGCCGACATCATCAATGAGACGATTCAGGTTGGTGGGCTTGCCCTCGCATGGCTCATGCGCTGCAAAAAAGAAGTAGGAAATGATGAGTGACAACGCCGCAATCGCCAACAAGCTAGGGAAACATCTTGACGCCATCCGCGACGAGGGTAGTGATGGCGCGGACACGTAAGAGCGCCAAAGCCGCAGGGGCTCGGTTTGAGAGGGTTGTTGCCGACTACCTCGCAGAGGAGTTGGACGACGACAGGATCGACCGAGCCCCCAAGGCTGGCGCCAAAGACAAGGGCGATATCGCGAACGTCCGCATGGGCGACCACAAGATCGCTATCGAGTGCAAGGATGTCGCCCGCGCGGACCTGCCGAAGTGGGTGCGCGAAGCGCAGGTTGAGGCAGAGAACGCTGGAGCGCTAGTCGGCATTGTTGTCCATAAGCGCCACGGAGTTGCCAAGCCTGACCAACAGTGGGCTACAATGACACTCGGAGACCTCACCAAACTCCTGAAAGGACACCAATGAAAGCCCTCCCCGGCTACCTCACTAAGAACGAGGCGGCCAACCGACTCGGCATCACCCGCCGAACCCTTGACCGATACATCCAGAAGAACAAGACCCCCACCTTCCGCTTCCTCGGAGAATCCGCCATCTACGTCCTCGAAGAGGACATCAAGAAGCTCTCCACACCTATCCGAAAGGCAAACTAATCATGGCATGCGACATCACAGTCGAAGGCAACCTGGGCTCCGACCCCGAGGTCCGATACACGCAGAACGGCAAGCAGGTCACCGAGCTCCGTATTGCCGCCACAGCATCACGTAAAGACCAGAATGGCAACTGGGAGGACGACGGCGACCCCCTGTGGATTACGGCCGCCTTCTGGGGCGAGCAGTACGGTCACCTCGCCGACACCCTAAAGAAGGGCGACAAGGTAACCGTGACTGGAATCTTAGTTCAGCGAGGCTGGGGCGGCAATGACGGCCAGCGCCGCACCTCCCTAGAGATTCGCTTCCCTCGCTTCCGGGGCGCCATCCCCCGCAAGGGCACCCAGCAGCAGGCATCATTCAGCGCCCCTCAGGGTGGCCAGCAGGGAGACCCGTGGGCCAATGCTGGCGCCCCGTTCTGAAAGGAGAGAACATCATGACTGACTACGAGAAGGCCGTTGTTATGAATGGCGTGGCAGTGCTAGCCATTTTAGTCGGGGTGGGTATTGCGCTCATTGCTGGCATGCTCTTATTTCCGTGGTGGCCAGCCAAGGTGGCTTGTGCACTCGTCGCCATTTATGGCATCTTGCGCATTTTGGCTGCATACTACGCAAGTAAGTAGTGCCTCACCTCAAACGCAAGACAACCCACCCCCACTCCCGGGGGCAGGTCATCTGCGACGCCTGCTTCACCACAATCAGGCAAGGGCTCATGTACCGGAGGGACACCTGGAAGGACGGAACCTACCACTGGTCCCTCCGGTACTGCCCAGAATGCTGGCTCATTGTCGATGAGGTTGAAGCCGAAACACAGCCAACATACGGCGGCCCCGACGCAGAACACTACGAACAATGGGCCACCACTCACGCCAACACAGAAAGAGCTAAGTTATGGCTACTGAGAGCGTTCCCCGACTGACCGCCACACAAACGCGCACCCTCGCCAAGATAGTCGCCGCTCATCGCCCAAAAGCCCTAGTTGAGTTCAACGTGAGCCCCGGGAAGGTAGACATAGTTGCCACCTCTCGAAGGGGCGTCATTTGCGGAATGTGGCGACTAGAACTTGCTGGCAGCGACATGCTTCTGCGAGTGGTAATCGGCGATAACATGTATATTGAGAGAATCCCCGAGGAATTTCCTGATCGATTCGACCGCATCGCAGCAGGGTTGGACCTGTGGGTGAAAGCGGCGAACGCAGAAGAACTCAAGGCTGTCCTCAGTGACACCCCTACTCTCGGGCACCTTAACCCAGAGCACACCATAAACCCTATTGAATACTCACCCATTGGAAGTAGGC